TTTATAACCTGTTAAGAAACAGCCACTTAGAGGTGAGTCCAAGTTTGGGGTCACCTCATTAGGACTTAATTCCTCAGTATCACGTATAACATGGTCATACTGTGTTTAATCCAATTAATTAATTCTTTCATTTATTTATTCCAATAAAGTGCAGTGCCTTAATGGCTTGCTTTTTCCATAGCGGCATGTTACACGCGCGTGGCATACTATCATACCTATTGTCAAGAAGTATGTTTTTTTAATAGCTATTGACAAGTAAGAATATACATCATACGCTACTGTTTAAGGTTATACCAATGCGATTATGTGGGTATTCGTAATATACCCCTAGGATCGTCATACAAGAATGTCAAGCGAAAAGATTCCTTGATTTTAGTGTAAAAGTGTGCTAGGAATAATAAAAATTGCACTTACTTGCACTTATGAAAGGAATAAGCTACCATGTTAGTATGATAAAAAAAGGGGGACGGTATGTCAAATAGAGTTATTGATGAAAACGGCTTTATAGAAATTAAGGATAACCCATTGTCAAAAGTGGGAGTTTTTGACTATCTAGGTTCGGAGATTGACGCGCCCGAATCAGATAAAATATATAAAGTTTTTAGGAGCGAGGAGGTTTTAAAAGACTCCGTTCAATATTTAAAAGGAAAACCCTTTGTTAATGACCATACTATGCTAGGTAATAACGGCGTAGATGCTAGTGAGAAAGGTGTGGAGGGGGTTATTGGCGACAACGTATATTATAAAGATGGGGTCGTGTACGGTAATCTAAGGCTTTTTACCAGTAAGATTAAAGAGCTAATTGAGGGTGGTAAGAAAGCACTCTCATGCGGTTATTGGAGTAAATATATATTTGAAGGGGGGACGTGGGAAGGGCAGGGGTATGACGCTATACAACAGATAGTTGGTGGTAATCATATCGCGCTAGTAGATTCTGGGAGAATGGGACAGTGTGTAGCAGTACTGGATAGTAAGCTAAATATAGAAGGGGAAAAAATGAAAGATGAAGATGAAGCAACTAAAGATGAGGAAGTAGAAACAGCAACTAAAGATGAGGAAGTGGAAACAGAAACTAAAGATGAGGAAGTGGAAGCAGAAACTAAAGATGAGGAGGTGATTAAGGACTCGGATGTTGAAGAAGATAAAAAGGATAAAGCAACACAAGACACTAGTGCTATTGTCGCTCAAGTACAGGCTGAAATTAAAGCGTCAGCGGATATGTACGATTTAGTACAGTCTATTGTGGGTACGTTTGACTATTCCAGTCAGTCAGCTAGTGAGATTGCAAAATATGCGGCTGATAAGCTGGGACTTGACGGTGACCCTGTTACTGCTATTTCTGTTTATGCTCAGATTATGGGAGCTAAATCAACAATGGACAGTAAGGACGCTCCAACTACTAAACCATTTTTAAATATAGGTGATTACTCATGAGCGAATTCCAAACTCAGGTTAACACACAATTACCCAACGGCGTACCCGGTGATGTTGCATATAACTGTGACCATGAAGGGGTGTCTCTTGAGGTGATGTCTGCGACCGCTGACAATCATATTGGTTACGTGTACACGCGTAGTAGTGGTAGTGAGACCATGTGCGAGGTAGGTGGAACAGGTGTTTTTGCAGGAATTGGCGCATTATCTAAGGCGACAATAGGTGGAACTGTTGACGGCGGTGCTAGTATGCTCTTTCCTCAATACTCACAGATTAATGTATTAAGCAAAGGTGTTATTTGCGTACCTTATGCAGGTGGAGAGGCTAATATCGGGGATGCGTTACAGTATAATATGGCTACTGGTTTGGTAGGACTCGCACCGTCGTGGGGTAACGCAGATGCTGGTAATATTAGTATTCGCAATGCCTCTGTAGCTTATCATTACCTGGTAGGTGGTGGTGTTTTAACAATTAAAATAGTGGGGTTATAATGCAACATTTTTTAAATAGGAATACTGATTTTTATGTGAAACCCTCGAAGCTTGAGGATTTTTATAAAGCTATTGGTACAACGGAAACTATGGACGCTGAAAGCATTCGGCGTGCAGGGTATGGGGCTGATAAATCAGCTATTAGCGGTTTTACATCCACTATGGATGCTGCAGCCGCGCCACAGATCAACTTTAACACCAATGCATTAACTCAGTTTTTTCAGTTTTGGCAAAACGGTATTGTTAGAGCGTCGACCGCGCCACGTAATGCCGAACGTATTCTAGGTTACACTCAAGCAGGTAGTTTTGAAACTGAGACCATTGTTGTTCGATCATTAGAGCAGCATGCGGGCGTGTCACTCTATGGGGATTTAGCGGATGTAGAGCAGGCTTCTTATACCGCTGCATATCCTTTTCGTCATGTTGTACGCTTTCAATCGGGTCTAGGAACATCATTATTGGAAGAGTCCCGGCAACAAGCTATCGGTATTAGTTGTATTGAAGAAAAGCGGGCGGCAATTAAACGAGCTTTTGCTATCAACGAAAACGCAGTTAACCTGTATGGGTTTAATTTTGGATTAAACAAAACTTATGGACTATTCAATGACCCTAATATTGAGCCGTACAATACCATTCCTAATGGTGCTAGTGCGTCGCCCCTGTGGTCTACTAAAACCTGGTTGGAAAAGGTTGGAGATATTATTACAACAATTAACCGCATTGTTATTAACACAAATACGGGTTTTAATCCTGATCAAGATGCTTTTTGTTGGGTAATCCCTCCGTTTATTCAAACTCAGTTATCTGGTTTAAATGATTTAGGTACGCAGTCAATCTCAGGTTGGTTAAAAGCCACCTATCCTAAAATGCGTATTGAAACATTACCTGAGTTAGCCGGGGTTAATGGTGGATCTGATGCGTGGTATATGTTCAAGGAGTCTGCGTTAGATATTGATGACTCAACGGATGACGGGCAGGTAATTAGTGCATTAACACAGGTTAAAATGTTTTTGGTCTCATCACTACCTAATGCGGCTGGCGGTGTTAATGAGAAATATGCGTGTGCATTGGCAGGGGTGTTAGTTAAACGTCCTATTTTGGTCACTAGATACTCAGGAATGAATTAATGAAGACTTTTATAGCATCCACGTTATCGTCATCACAGAACTACACTAATTACAGTAGTAATGGTATGTCCGAGTCTGTTGTTATTCATGGTGGGCATAGCCTAGTTGGGCATAACCTAGTTACTATTGAAGGGGTAGTTACACAGGTGTCAGATAATGAGTTAAAAACTCTAAATAGCAATGTGTTATTTAACCTACATGTTAAAAACGGCTTTGTTAAAATCACTAATCAAGGTGACCCGGCTAAAGCTGTTAGTGATTTAGAGAGTCGTGATCAAGCATCACCATTAACTCAGCAAGATGTTGATAAGCTTCAAGCTGATAATAAAACTAATGTTGATGTTGATTTTGACAGTCCTGTTAAGCCAAAAACTAGAGGCAAAAAATAATCATGGACATTGAGATTGATATAGCACTTTTTAGAGCGCAGATCACAGCTTTTAGCGACCCGCTTGTTTATTTAGACACAGTGATAGCTACGAACTGGGATATTGCAACTTGCTATATCAGTGTCAAAGATTACGGGGCATTAAGGGGTAGTTGCAGGGCTTACGCAATAAATCTTATGACTGCTCACTTAATGACGTTAAACGCCTCAATAGATACGGATACACAGCCTATCGGGGTAGTTCAAAATGCGAGTGAGGGAACTGTATCTATAGGTTTTACTGTACCTACATCCAATAGTGCATATCAGTTTTGGTTAAATAAAACGCCATATGGATCTCAATTGCTTGCTTTACTAAAGCTAAAAGGTAGTGTTGGTTTTTACATAGGTGGGTCTAATATAACTCAAACATATAGGAGACCTAATGGCAACATTAGAAGCTAGATTAAAAGCTATTAAGAAGTCAATGAGTAAAACAGTACGGGTAGGTTGGTTTAAAAGTGCTGTTTACCCTAACGGTGCAAGCGTGGCAATGATAGCAATGCAAAACGAGCTAGGCAATCCAGCACTAGGGATACCACCACGACCCTTTATAAGACCAGCTATAGAGAAGAATCAGGATGAATGGGGTAAGACTGTTGGTCATTTAGTTAAAAATGGGAGTATGGATGCAATGGAAACGGTGGCTATTTTGATGGAAGCGGATGTAAGAAAGTCGATAATAGACGTTGAAACGCCACCATTGAAGGTGTCAACCATTGAGGCTAGGTTAAGACGTGGAAATAGCAGTGGAAGCCCGTTAAATGACACGGGGTACTTATTAAGCACTTTAACTGGTACGGTTGAATGAATATACATGGGATGGTAATTAACGCTGTTGGTGTTGTTAATCCAAACAAAACAATTCTTTTAAAAAGATTTATTAGCGTTACGCAGGATGTTTATTATAATAAGACTGCAGTATATATTGAGCTAGAAATTAAGGCTCAAGTGCAGGGATTATCTAGCACCCAATTATCAGCGTTAAGTTATTTAAATATAACAGGGGAGTCTTATAGTTTAATTACTAAGGAGGTGTTGCAAGCTGGTTCTGTTGGTGATGAGTTAGCCGGAGATATAATAATCTTTGAGGGGCATGAATATATAGTGGTGTTAGTCAATGAAACCTTTCACGATCATACTATGGCGGTTATGGTTAAAAGAGGCGTAGCATGATTACTAGGAATAATCATCAAAAGGACTTAATAAAAAGCCTAGGTGATGCAATAACGGCAATAGTTGCGGTTGATATTGCGCTGGGAGTAGAAAATAATACGCCTTTTCCTAGTGGTGATGCAGTCGCAATAACTATCATAAGACAAGAGAGACAGGCAACTAATGAGATATACTATCCTGATAGAGCGGGTACTGTAACGCATGAAGCTGACAGGGTAGATCTGTCTTTTGTAACAGTAACAGCCCAATTAGATTGTTACGGGGCTAATGCTTTTGATAATTCGAATACGTTATTATTTGCCTTACGCTCTGATTTGATGTTAGAATATGGCTTACAGTCTTTATATTGTAGTGAGCCTATAAATATGGCTTATATGAATGCCAAAAGTAAACAAGTACCAAGATGGACGCTAGACGCAAAGATGCAATTTAACACACAATTCAAGCAAGAACAAGACACAGCTTTAGAGATAGAGTTGGATGTTTTTAAACATATAATTTAAGGGGCAATAATGACGATTAATGTAGATTCAATAATTAGCACGGTAGCAGGCGTTATAGAGCCGTCTGGCGATAGATTAGACTTCACGGGGATGTATTTAACTGATACATCGAGTATGCCTACATTATCAATGATGCAGTTTAGCACACTAGAAGAGGTTAGTAACTTTTATGGGGTGGGTAGTCAAGAAGCCGGGGCGGCGGTTAACTATTTCTTAGGGTTCGATAATTCAACTAGAAAACCTGCTAACATTAAATTTTATAGGCACGTTGGTTCAGATGCAACCGCATATGTAACAAGTGGCACAATGAAAGGCGTGTCACTAGCAGATCTACAGGCGGTTAACGGCGACATGACCATTACTATTGATGCAGAAACACAAACAACTGCGGCATTTAATCTTAATAACGCCACTTCTTTTAGTAACGCGGCGACATTGATCGAGGATGAGCTAAATCTTGTTTTTACGCTGACAGCATCCGTCACATATAACCCAAATAAACAGGCGTTTATTATTACTAGCCCGACTACAGGCACTTCTTCCATTGTGGGGTTTTCGGTAGGTTCAATTGTTGACGGGTTAAAGCTGTCAGCTTTAACAGGTGCTACGCGGTCAATGGGTGTTAACGCACAGACACTAACTGAGACTTTAAACGAGATAGCACTAACTTATAGGAATTGGGTGAGCCTGGTATCGGTCTTAGACCTATCATTAGGGGAACGTTTAGAGATTGCTGTGTGGATGAATTCGCATAATGATGATTTTCTTTATATTGCTCATGACAAAGACATTAACGCCCTTAACCCTCTTAATACAAGTGATCTAGGTAGCTTATTAATAGCTAACACATATAGTGGTACTGCAGTGGTTTTTGGGGATATTAGCCACTCGTCATTTATGGCAGGTATGATTGCTAGTATTGACACAGGGAGAGATAACGGATGGATTACTTTAGCGTATAAGTCGCAAAAGTCGCTGTCTCCTACTGTGTCAGATACAACCGAGGCTAACACCTTAGAGGCAAAGAAATACAACTTTTATGGCAATTGGGCAAGTAGATCACAAAATAAAAACATGCTTATGCACGGCGCGATAGCAGGGCGTTGGGATTGGGTTGATGATTATTTAGGTCAAATTTATCTGCGTTCAGGGTTTCAAGAGTCAAGCCTATCGTTATTATCTCAGATTAGGCGTTTGCCATATAACCTAGAGTCTTACGATATTTTAAAATCGGTGTGGGTTGGTGATGTAATTAACTCAGCGTTAGATATTGGGATTATCGCAACAGGCATTGCTTTAGATTCCACACAAAGAATCCTAATTGACTCGTTAACAGGGGTTGATGGCAGTGGGGACATAGTATCATCGGTCGGTTGGTTTTTAGATATATCAAGCCCTGCAGCGGCGGTTAGAGTAGCGCGTGAAAGTCCTGTTATTGTTTTTGTATATACAAGCGGACAGTCAATACACCGTCTACATATTCCAGTATTTTTAGCACAATAGGAGAAAACAATGAGTTTAACTAGTCAAGCCCCTAAGTCTATTACATCAATAAGCACGCGTTTTATTATTAATATTTCAGAGTTAGGGTTAGCAGGTCATAAGGTGGAGGGTTTTAGCGAGGACGAGGCTATTAATTTTGATGAGGTGGATACTACAGAGGTTTATATCGGCGTGGACGGTCAATTAAACGCTGGATTTATTCCTCAGTTAAAAACAATGCACCTATCATTAGCCCCTACTTCTCGCTCATTAACAATCTTTAATAGGTTGTACCAGGAAATGACTAAGCGGGAAGAGGTTATTTGGATTAATTCAGCTGTAATTACGCTGCCCGCTGTTAAACAGTCATTCGCATTAACTAACGGCGTTTTGTCAGGATTTACACCTGTCACGGCAATCAAGAAAACACTGCAGGCAGTCCCTGTTAAAATCGTTTGGTCACGTGTTGAAATTACAACTAACGGATAATATATAATGTCAAGAAATACAAATAAAATCACGCTTAATAAGGGGCGTGATGAAGGTAAAGTTTTAGTTTTAACTGAAATGAGTGCATGGAACTCTAACAGATGGGCTATAAAAATGGGTCGCCAATTAGCTAAATCAGGGGCAAACCTACCAGCAGAGGTAACAGACTTAGGGATTGCTGGCGTATTAACGGTTATACAAGAAGAGGGGGATATGATTAATAGCCCTACTTTCTTTAAATCGTTGTTATCAATAGCGGCTAACGTTGATGAGGATAACTTGTTCTCATTACTAGATGAGCTATTAACGTGCGTAATGTTTCAGACCCCTGAGGGTCATGAGGTGCAATTTGATAGCGAGCAGTTAGAGGAATCAGCTAGTTTTAACACTGTTTATTCGGCTGTGTTTCAATTGCATAATTTTTTTTAACTAGGCAACCCCTAGAAAACTACAGACCGTACAAAATAGAGCGGCACAAAAACGAGGCGTTAATGATTACTTATGCTAATTTTTCCCCCATATTAGGGGGGATTATTAACGCTAGACTAGCAACAGTCAGGGAACTGCAGGAGTTTTATAGTATGAATGATGCTTTAGATATGTATGAGGTTATGACGGTCGACAACTATAACAAGCGAGTGTTAGAGTAATGAAGATAATGTTAAAATGGATGGGCGGAAAAGCAAGTAAGATAATCCCAGCTTTTCCTAAGCATAACGGCTATATAGAACCGTTTTGCGGGGGGTTATCTATCGAATTGTTGATATTCTTATGAGCATTATTGATTCGTTAATTGTCGAGCTAAAGATAGACGCTAGTGACTTTAGCCGTGGGCAAAAGAAAGCAAAGGAGGGCATGGCAGTCCTTCAAAAAGGAGCTAAAAGAACGGCTTTAGTGTCTATAAAGGGCGGCAAAGATATACAAACGTCGCAAAACAGGTTGAGCAATAATAGCACAAAAACAGCCCGCTCAATGAGTAAAAGTGGTCAAGATGCTAGTGGTTTCTTTAGTAAAATAAGGAATGAAGCCATCATGATGCTCGGTGTATTTACGGCTGGGACTGGTTTAAAAAACTTTGCTCAAAACACTATCAACGCCGCGTCATCAACAGGAATACTAGCCTCACAAATTGGCGTTAATATCAGTCAGCTGTCAGCAATGGAGGCGGCGGCGCAAAGAGCCGGGGCGGCAAGCGGCTCAATGTCTACTCAATTAGCAGAGGATGCTAAGAAAAGGGCTGATGTTAAGGCAGGTGGTAGTGTTACCGACATATACGGTTCTAAGTTTATCCAGTTTGGCGGCGACTATAAAAACATGGATACCGCTGAAAACCAGCTAAAGGAATACGCTAAAATATATGGCAACCTAAAAAATAAAGCCGTGTCAGATATGGGCATGGATGAAAAGGGGGCTGACGCATTTGCCTCTCAGCAAATAACTGAGACAGGCTTAAGCGGCGACCTTATCCCCTTAATTAATAAGGGGTCTGCTTCATTAGAGAGGCAGATAAAGATACAACTGTCAAGGATAGCGATAACCAATAAAGACGCTAAGGCGGCGCGTAGAAGTAAGGAGGCGTGGTTCGATCTATCGCAAAAATTCGATCAGGTATCGCAAAGAGTAGTAATGGCTCTTATCCCTAGCCTTGAGAGGTTAACTGAGTGGCTGGGACGGATTGAACTACCCAATGCTAGGGAGATAGCTGACACTATTGCAGTATGGACTGGTAAATTAGAGACGTTTATAGATGTAGCAAAGAACGCGGCAAAAAAGATTGACGTGTTTGTTGAAAGTATTGGCGGATGGGTTACAGTTCTAAAGGTTCTTGTCGGGATTAAGCTGTTAGCGTGGGGTATTGGGTTAGCCACTATAGTCACAGGGTTAGCAGGATTTACCAGTGGAGCAGGGTTAGCGGCTGGTGCGGCTAAGTTATTGTCAGGGGCGTTAGTTCCCTTATTTGGCGTTATAGCGGCTGGTGCGGCTGGTGCGTGGGTAGGAGATAAGATAAACGATGCCTTACCTCAGGACATTAAAAATTCCCTGCGAGATACATTAGGCAAGGGGGTCGCTAAGTCCATGGCTTTTTTTGGTCATGAGGAATCTAAAGAGGCGGTTAATCCTAGTTACAAAGGGACGGGTGGCATATCTAAGGTGGGGTCTGTAGCTTCTATAATTCAAAGTGGCGAATCGGGAACGCGAGAATACAACGCTTACAACAGAGGTTCGAGCAAGCTTGACCGTCGTGGAGGAACGCCCTCACAAAATATAGCGGGTCTGACTATCGGCGAAATACAAAGACGGCAAAAGCTAAAGCATGGGGATAAGCAAAGACTGTTTGCGGTCGGTAAATACCAAGTGATTAAGGACACTTTATCCGAGGCGGTTAACAGCATGGGTTTAAAGAAAACTGATAGGTTTAGCCCTGAAGTACAGGATAAGATATTCTCTAAGTTTCTAGCTGGGAAACGGCGCAAAGCAATGAAGAGTTATATTACTGGTAAGAGTAATAACAAAAACCAGGCGATACTGTCAGCATCTAAAGAGTGGGCAAGCATTGCAGACCCTAGGACGGGTAGATCATACTACGCAGGTAAGGGAGGCAATAAAGCTCATATATCAACAAAAAAAATGGGGGATAGCTTTGAGAATGCAAGGAAAATATACGCACAAAACAAGAAAAAGGGGCTGTCAGACGACCAAAGCTATCATTTAGCACTACAAGGCGTTAATCATGCAAAAAAAAATATATCAAGAAAAAAAACGCCGCGAAAAGACTTTAAAATAAAAAGAGTTAGGAATAAAGAAACTGGCAAACTTGAGAATGTAAAAGTTCCCAACAAGCCTCCTCTTAAAACTAAGCCTTTTAAGATTAAGACAGTTAAAGATGCTAAAACAGGAAAGCTAAAAAGGCTTAACGTACCACCTAGAATACCACAATCACAATTAGCATCAACAGGGTCTAGCACGGTTAAAACGCAAAAGAATAATATTGTCATTAACGTTAAATCAACAGACCCAAAGGAGGCTGCTATTGAGATTAAAACAACGCTAGACGAGTCATTAACTAGTAACTTTATATCGGGGGTTTTATGAGTTTAGGAATACCAGCGTTATATCAAAACTTTCAAATTGCGGCAACATCAATACTAACAACAGTGTCGTTTATAAAATCAATAGGGCAAGAATCCAAGATCTATTCCCTAGTTGATAAGGACGGAAATAATGTATTAAAATGGGATAGTTGCGTTAGTTTCACTTATGACAATTCCTATACTATATCAGATGCACCTCAAGAAGAAGGGGCGTTTATCAGTTACAATAAGGTCTCATCCCCGTTTATCATTAAAACACGTGGCACTAGTTTAGATGCTAATGATAGGAAGACGTTCGTAGAGCAAGCTGACACCATACTAGCAAGTCTTGAAATTTACGACTTTATAACGCCTGAACGGGTGTATAGGAACTGTAATGTTGTAGCTATAACGCACGCTAAGACAGCTCAATCTAGCTACTCTATTGCGGCTATTGATTTTATTATACATGAGGTTGTTTTGAACAATTTAACTAGAACAGATGAGACGGCAACCCCTAGCGGTGCAAAGCGAAAAAGCACAGGTCAGGTGGTTGCGGTATGATTATCCCATTAAATGCGTACCCTAATCAAGACCTCACCGTTATGCTAGGCAACCAAAAGTGCCACATGGTGATTAAACAAAAAAGCACCGGGATGTATATGGATATAACTGTTGATGATATTGTGCTGGTTGTAGGTCAATTGGTTGTTAATCGCGTCCCCACTCTATTTTCTGATTACAGAGGATTTAGAGGGGTGTTGGTTTTTAGAGATAGCAGGGGGAATAATAATCCTGATTACAGGGAGTTTAACGATAGGTATACCCTAAATTATGAAAATTAAAGAAAAGGTCATCGAGATAACTGTGTCAATTAATACTGGCAGTATTGAATCACCTGTTTATGAAGACACCACACTAACAGGCTTAAGAATGAAGGTAGCGGTATTGGGTGGCACTATGTCAGGACAGGGGCAATTACAATGCAGCATTGAAGGCTTAAGTCAAAACCTAATGAGCAAATTAACTGTCACTGGATTTATTCGACAGGAAAATAGAAATAATAAAATAATGGTAGCGGCTGGCGATAAAGGGGGCGTGTTATCAGTGGTCTACGAGGGTGTTATTTTAGAAGCTTACGTTAATGTAACTCAACCTGCCTCAATATTCCAAATTATAGCTCTTAGTGCGTTAGGGGCGGCAATTGCCCCGGTAGGGGCAACAAGCTTTAAAGGTAGTCAAAAGGTTAGTTATATAATGAGCGTGTTTGCTAAAGAAGCGGGTTTCTTATTCAAGAATGAAGGTGTTGATGATACGCTTAATAATCCATATTTTACGGGTAGCACGTGGGATAAAATTAAAAGAACTGCTACGGCGGCTGGTATTATTTACGCGGTTAACAAAAACACGCTAACTATATGGAACGACGGGAAAGAAACAAAAGATAACGTTATTATATCAGCAAGTAAAGGAGAGAGCATTCAGATGATAGGAACGCCTAAGGTTGGAGGCAGCGGCTTGTCAATAAGAATTTTATTTTATCCTGACCTTCAATTTTCTAAATCGTACGAGGTTGTATCAAAAGATTTTGCACTTTCTAGCGGTCTGTGGATACCTACTGGTATAATGCACGACCTAGAGGCTAGGGTTGATAACGGCTCATGGTTTACCAATATAGAATTTAAGAGGGCTTTGTAATGAATATAAATAGGTCTCCGTACGACCAAAATAGTGAAGCATTAAAGATCGACTTCATAACTAGGCAGTTGATTAATAAGAATGTGAACACGTGCGATTGGGTTGAAGTGGTTGGTGTTGATGACAACAATAAGACCGTTGATGTTAGCCCGTTAGTTACTCAGTTATCAGCGGATAAGCAGACACTAGACCACTCTATTATCTACGGCGTAACGTATATTAACGCTCAAGCAAGTAAAGCGGCTGTTATTATAACGCCCGTTATTGGTGATATGGGTTTATGTGTTTACGCTCAAAATGACGTAACGGGGGTTAAATCCTCTAAGAAAATAGCACCACCTACATCACTAAGAACGTTTGATTATGCGGACGGCTGCTTTATCGGTTGCATTAGCTCAATAGCACCAATACCAACCACATTTATAGAGGTTAAGGATGATGAAATACTGTTAACGATAGGTAGCTCAACAATTAAAATGACCAGTGATGAGATAACGATTAACGCGTCATCATTAAAGATTAACGCGAATACAGAATTTACAGGAACGTTAACGAGCAATGGGACTGATATTAGTAATGCTCATACGCATATGGGTGTGCAAAGTGGTGCGAGTAATACAGGGGTTGTTACGCCATGAATACGTTGTTGTTTGATCCTGATCAATGGGGCGAATTGCTTGTTGATATTAACGGGGATATAGCTGTTACGGGCGAGCCTTATAGAACAGCTCAGGATGTGGCGACCTCGGTTAGACTGTTTAAAAATGACGTTTGGTATGATACTAGCGACGGAATTCCTTATTTAGGGACGGTGTACGCATTAAAACCAGATATTCCCGTCCTAAAAAGCAACATAGAGAGACAAGCGTTAAATGTTAGCAAGGTTAAAACTGCTAACGCCGTAATAACTGGTTTTAAGAACCGAACGTTTAGCAGTCGTGTAATTATAAATAACAACTTAGAGGTTAATGTATGATCACTAATATACCTAGAAACGTGTGGAGCGGGGATGGCTTATCTACTCCGGATGAGGATGCTATCCTTAAAGGGGTTGTTGGAGACCTCCAACTAGCATTTAACAGCAATCTTTATCTTGATGTTAATGATAGGGGATCTATGGCAACACCTCAGGGGCAAATAGCTCAATCACTAACACAAATAAAGGGGGAAATTAACGACAACCTAAGATTCCTATCTAATCAAATTAACCCCAAATACTCTAGTGGGATTTATCAAGATGCTTTGGCGTGGTTATATTTTTTGGTGAGAAGACCAGCAACCGCTACAGTTGTTCAGGTCGAGTGTTTTGGGTTAGACGGGGCTGTTATCCCTATAGGTATTAGAATAAATGACGTTAGTGGCAGTAGTTACGAGTCAATTGATAGTGGTACAATACTAGCAGGGTCGGTTATTATAACGTTTCAATGTGTTAAAAAGGGGGCAGTGCTTGCACCCGCCAATAGCTTGACACTGATACAACAAACAGTCGTAGGCTGGGAGTCGTGCAATAATCCTAATGCTGGCGTTACAGGGACTAACGAGGAAACACAACAGGAATTTGAAGAGAGGCGTTTTGATAGTGTGGCAAAAAACGCGCATGGAACACTCAGCTCTATCTACGCTAATGTATTCGAGGTTGAAGGGGTTATTGATGTTTATGCGACCGAAAACGTTACTAATTACTCTATAACAGTAACAGGATATGTTTTAATTGAGCATTCTATTTATGTCGCGGTTGTAGGTGGTAGTGATGAGGCTGTGGCACGGGCTATTTTTCTCAAGAAGGACTTGGGGGCGGATTACAACGGCAATACAACAGTTAATATTAAGGATTTAAACTACTCTTATCCCTACCCCAATTATAACGTTAAATTTGAGAGACCGACCGAGCTAGGTATCTATTTCAATGTTCAAGTCGTGGACAACCCAATTTTACCAAATAACAATGAGTACCTTATAAAGAATGCCGTTGTTGAGGCATTTAACGGAGACGGGGGGATTGAGAGAGCGCGGATAGGGAGTTCTATACTGGCTAATAATTTTGTTGCTAACATTATTAAAAAGGTCGCGTATATTCAGGTGCTGGATATTAACGTAGGTATTGGCACGGCGTTGGAGGATATTATTTACGTCCCTATTGATAGAGTTCCTGTTATTAGCCCCACTCATGTGGTCGTTACATATGTTTAACCCTGATACTAGGCACAAAACAATATACACGCAATATAAACGCGATAACAGTAATTTATGCGATATAGTAGATAGAGCGCATCTAGGTTTAAACGAACGACACGACTTTAATGAGTTTTATGAGAATTTCTGGGATATAGAAACAGCAACGGGGCAGTGGCTTGATATTTGGGGTGTAATCGTTGCTGTTGACAGATACCTTAGCGTAGAGCAGGATGACTATTTTTTCGGATATGAGGAGGGAGATAGACAGCCGTTTAACAGCGGTATTTTTTACACGGGTGAAAATCTAGGAACTAATGTTTTTAGATTAAATGATGATGTTTTTAGACGGGTAATCATAGCCAAAGCAATGGCTAATATTGCCGCGTGTGATACTGAGTCGCTTAATAAAATTTTAACGTTTTTCTTTAAAGACAGGGGAAAAACGTATGTTACTCGAATAGGAAACATGGCAATGAATTTTGTTTTTGAATTTGAGCTAGAGGCGTGGGAAAAAGCTTTATTAAAAAGAGGTGATATTTTTCCACGCCCCGCAGGCGTATTAGTAAACAACATAGTTATATTGCCAGAGGGTTTATTTGGTTTTAACGAGGGGTTTGACTACGACACTTTTAATAATGGCACATACTACACAGGACAATAAAAATGACAATTCCAACTAAAATCCAGAGAGCGATAGCAGTCAGCGGCATTAAGACCGCTGTGATTCCGCAATTTAATAGCGGTCTAGCAGACGGACGGGCATCTTATGACGGAGGGTTTCCAGCCGAAAATTTTATACCTAAAACAAGCGGGGGGATACCACCGTGGGGGGAGGATATGAACGCCTATCTGTACGCTATATCAGACTTAAGCAAGTTTTATAGTAGCGGGGGGGTGTTTAAACATGATTCCTCGCATCAATCAGCAATAGGTGGTTATCCATTAGGTAGTTTAGTCCTTCAGAATAATAATATGGGGTATTCTTTATCAACAGGCGATAATAATATGAATAACCCCAACGGCGTTACCGGTTGGGCTAAGGTCAGCATAGAGAGAAAGGCTAGTAGAGCAGGGGGCGCAACCAACTATACAGCGTCATACGACCCTCCGATAACCGAGCTATACGACGGATTAGAGGTTACGCTAGATACAACTGCAACAGGAACTAACTCAGTGACTACCCCCACGTTCTCGCCGAACGGGATAGCATCAAAGGCAATCCAAAAAGATGGGACGACCATGTTGCCGGGTGATATTCCACGGCTTGCAAAATTAATGTATAGCACCCTTTTGGATAGATGGACGTTGCTAAACCCATTAATAAGCAATGCTATTGCAAATATTCCTGCAGGTGGTGTTATCCCGTCTTTTGCTACTATAACGGACGTTGTTAATAGCAATTACAGCAATGTAATGAACTCCCCTTACACGCTTAAATACGGAATGGGGTACTCTCTAGGCGGAATTATGGGATACATCAGGTTTCCAGTTTGGCTGGGAGGGTTCATGCTCCAATGGTACAATACAACGTCTAATATTAACTCCGAGATTTATTTTAGTTATATGGCGAATTTCCCTAATAATTTTATTGGGGGGCTAGTGTGTGAGGGTCATGCGGCTGGGTGGCTATCTAACTCTTCAACAGTATGGGGGATACGGGAACTGGGTATAGGTACGTGCAGGGCAATAGTCAGAGACGTAACAACTACATCCGTATCATTACCGGGGAGCGGCGTAGCAGGTATCGTTTTAGTGTGGGGAAGATAACATGAAAACCGTAACTTTTAAAGAATCTGGGAAAATAGATAAGACTTGGTTTAAGGGTGTCCACAAGGATATTCCAGCTGACGCTATAGATATTGACAGTGACCTTTGCGACACTCTTTTTAATAATAATGCCCTTCGGTATATTGATAAAGCAGTCGTCGACATATCTAGTAGAACATCTTTTTACATAGACGAGAATGGGGAAAAAGACACCCACGGGGACGGGCAACACCTTGAATGCGCTTACCTTGATAATTTGATTTATAAGAATTCCGCATGGGCGGTGCAGGGTGATGCGGATCTTACTGAGAGAGTAATTAAACAGTATATAGTAAGAATAGACGACCTAGCATCAAATTTATATACGTCATCACCCCGACAATCAGCCGTATATATAAGCAAGTATCGAGATGCCTTAGCATACAAGGCTCTTAATTATCCTATTCCCGTTCCTATCGAACTATCAAGCTATTTAGTACTAGAGGCAGCAGAGAAGGGCTTGACAAGCGAGCAACTAGCCGATGCAATAATTCAGCGAGCTGACAGCTTAAATCTAGCAGGTGGTCAGATAGAGCTATATAGAACAAGATTAGCATCTACTGTTACAGCGGTAAAGGGGCAGGAGGCTAAGGAGGCGGAGGCTGAGTTGGTTATGATTGACCTAAAGTCTATTTTAGATTAGCGAGCATTAAAAAAGGGGCATTTACGCCCCTTTGTTCTAAGCTGACGTGTTAATATAGTATATCAATATTAAGATCATCCTCTCCGTTTCCAGTGTCATTTTTAGGTATGAAAATGAGTACCAATATCACCAATATCACTAGTATTCTGTTCATCTTATGCTATGCTATGTTGACTTAAAAAGTGCGTCCTCACGGAGCTTTAAACGCTCGTCCAATGAACGCAGATATGTAAACATTGCTCGTGCTTGTGTTGTTAAAATTTCGCTATCACGCTGAAGAAGCCCCCTAAACTCAGACCCTTTAGAGTAGTTAATTAGTACGTTCAATCGCCCAATGAGTTCAAAACGTTCCTGTAAAATATTATTCATAGCTACCCCTGTAATTTAATTAGAATAGAGCATTGTAACAGGTATTTTACTAATGTCAAGTAATCATTGTAAATCACCTCCCCTCTTGACAGCACCCTATTAACATGATAATGTAAAACACCCAATTAGGAGAATTAAATGCAAGACTACGCAAAGATAATAAAATCCAATATAGATCCCCTTACTTTCCTAGAAAATAATGGGGTTGTTGTGAGCAAAAAAACCGGAGCTTGGAGGGGCGGAGGATTATGCCCGTTCCATGATGACACAAAAAAAGGTAGTTTTTTTGTTAGCGATACGGGGGGATTTATGTGTTTTAGTTGTGGAGAACGGGGAGGGGATATTATAGCGTTTCACATGCTATTAAACAACGTTGATTTTATAGTAGCGTGTAAGGAAATTATGCACGATTATAACCTAGCTATAGAAAAAGAGACCTACATCCCCGTGACCAAAGGCTTAATAGGTCAATCACACTCTAAAGGCGCGTTAAATCGACTCGCCAGTATGACCGCGTGCATAGCAATAGCTACTACAGAAAATACCGTGCTAATGAGTGATATTGACCTGCTATATTACACATGCGCATCCATCGACACGCCCTACAATGATGTAAAAAGCAATCTTTCAGCCCTCCTACGCAACACGTACAATAGCGGCGGTAATATAACGCCTAAAAACACAGCACTAGAGCTGTTTAGGCTATACAAAAACATGCTTAACGAAAAACTGCCGCTTGAAATATTTGCAGGCGTTGAGGTTAATTTAGCTCATCAATTAATAGCGTTCCTCAGCGATTCGCATGGGAATAAATATATAAACCAGACTGGCAGAACAGTACGGCTAAATAGTGGAGAAGCTTTTGAGTCTCATGATGTTGCGTGGGTTTTTGATAACGAGATAATCAACCTATTGCCTCCCTGTACTGGTACACTGTATATTGTGTCACAACGCTGCAAGCATTACGCGATAGGTCGAGGCGATTTAGTCTCATTACCGGTTAGGGGCAAGGGCGTGATATATGAGAACGACGGTGATGTTTACTCAGTTCCTAAGTTCATTTAAAAGAGAGAGATATATATGTTAAATTGTAACAGTTGCGGTGACAGCTACGAATCACTAAACACCAATAATATATGCGCCCATTGTGTTGCGTTAGATACTGTAGAGGCGTTTGATAGTCTGTACAGTAAAATGCCCCCTGTTGAAGATATGCAGTGCTTTAATGAGCTAGGTGTAGTATCTAGTGAGAAATATTTTAAACGCGGTGATAACTATATTGTAGCTCAATTAACTAGTATTGGGGGTGAAAATAAAGGGTACATAAAAACATACAGTTCTGGAACAACTGAGATTATAAAGAGGCAGGAACACAGGCATGAGGATGATGTAGCCTTCTTAAAAATAGGCAGCCTTGACACTATTGGTAACGGCGTTGTTTTTGCTCTAAACGTTTTCAACGGGTTAATTATTAGAAAATCAACAAAACTGCTAACAATAATCTGCACCGATAGTTACGCATTAGATAATGCCGTTAAGGTTTTTAAAAAGGCGGGAGCAACAAAGCTTTGCGTCACGTGCGATAACAGCACCCTGTACAGTGCAATGATGACAGCTAAATACAATAATTGCAAACTTTTTAACTCGTCTGAATCATCTTTTTTAGATATATTTCGGAGTAGCGGAATACGGGCGGTGAGGGAGCAATTAAAAATAAGAGGGGGGACGAGCGAGATTAAAAAAAACGATATGAACGATATGAACATAGCATTAATTATACCACCTAAAAAACTAAACAATCACGTGTTACAGATATGTGACAAATTAGCAAAAAGAAGTCTTATTGAATATGTATATAACGACGTAAAGCAATTATCGTTAATATTAGAAAAACGGGGGGTGGAGTTTGATATTGAAGGCTATATACAGGAATCGGTATCACGCATTCGGGCAATAACAGCTGATAGAAATATTTTATCTTATAATGATGCCGTATTTGAGGTTGATTGTAGTGAGTTATCTAATGATGAAATTGCCAGCATGATGCTAGAGCAGGGCGGTATATGGCTGGATAACAGGGGAATGGGCGCAGGAAAAACTGAGTTAATGGGCTGTGTAGCATCACAGGTTAATGTCCCGGTTACCTATATATCCCATAGGGTATCATTGGCTAAAACAGGATCGGAGCGTCTGAATCTAAGGTATTACGATAGCGTTGACGTTCCTTTTGAGACTCCTAAAAATCTGTCAGTTGTCGTGAACTCTATCCTTAAGCACAGTATTAACGAGAATACAGATATATTGTTTGTCGATGAATTCAGACAGACGTTAGAACACCTGCTTAACGGTGTTGTTGACAGCCGTTTGGATATATACAACTACCTGATCAACTCGTTTAACGTGTCTGATTTAGTTGTACTTTCAGACGCTGATCTAAATAATACGGCTGTTCAGTGGATACTACAGAATACTCACAATAGGCGGGTTAGGATTATTACGCAAGCAGACGTTAAACGTGTTAAAAAAACGATCCGATTGATGCCCTCTCATGATACAACGTTAAGTGTCGCCACTAGAGAGTCGTTATCCCAGGGGTGCAACGTTTTAATAGCTACTGACTCAATTAAAATCGCATTGCGCTCAAAACAGCACCTAATTAATGAGGGTGTTAATGAGACGGATATCTTACTATTAACGGGTGAAAATAAAGGTGATTCCCGGCAGCTGGCGTTTTTTGCTAACCCTAATGAGGAGGCTGTTAAATATCGGGCGGTCATACATTCGCCTGTAATTAGTTCAGGAATTAGTATTGAAGTGAATCATTTTACGGGGGTTTACGCAATGTTTTCCGGTGTATTGCCTGAAAACGAATTGCTGCAGACTCTCGGACGTTGTAGAAAAGCAACAGATTTTTTTGTGTCGTTAGAGTCTAAAAACCATACTAAACTGCCTACTAATATTCTGGATCTGGTTGACGGTGAAATTATTAAGCGAGCGCACTATAATGAGCAGGATGCTAGTATAGTTTTATCTGAGTTTGACGTATTACGCCTAAACGAGAGGATTGAGTGTAATCGCTCCTTAAACAGCTTTAAAGAGCGGTTTGTAACACTAGCCGCTACGAGAGGGTATGAAATAGTTAAACTGGGAGGTTTGACCCAACCAGTGCTGATAAAGGGGCTAAAGCAGGAGGTTACGGAGTTAATTGTGTCATCTATAGAATTAGCTCAGGATATTACGAGTGCAGAGCATGATACGTTAAAAACTAGGAACGCACTCACACAACTAGAGAGCGATTCCATTAGGCGGTTTAATGTAGGTCTTATGACGGGTAATAATATTAACCGTGACGATATTAAATTTTACCTGAACGATAACGGCATGAGTAAGCTATTACGTTATGAGGATACGCTTAAAAGCTCCTCTGACCTAATTGAGGCTGATAGAGTTAATCATACTATGCGTAATAGGCTCAATTCTAGGTCATCTACGGCATTTTTATTTAAGGAGGTAGTGTCGCTAGGGTTGGGCAAGCGATTCACGGCTAAGGACGCTTTAACGCTGTGTAAGATACTAAGAGCGCGTTACACTGAGATATTATCAAACGGGCTGGGGGATTATAGTAAACTATCGTCATACCCAATTAAATCCCTAAACACCTTTGTTAGTCAGGGGGGGTACTCAGTTGTAGAAGCTGGCAAAACTAATGCGATTAGGCATTATACTATTGTCGTTGATGATAGAATTAATAACTATGCTCTAGCTAGGAAGTTGAAGGAATCCGAATAATATTTATTTTGCTCATAATCTTTGTTTTAAAAATAACGGTGATGCATGCACTGACAACTGTTAAAAA